AGCAGGAACTTTTTTGTTTTTAATATCCTCTCTGCTGATTTTCTCTAACAATGTAATTTTGTTAGCAACAAGCTGTTTTGTATCAGATTGCTTTGAGTATTGAGATTCGAATATTGTGTATATTGAAGCGTAAGATTTGTAATTATCCACTTTAGCCGTAAAGAATTCTTCCAACTTGTAATGTCTTTTGATCTCTTTAATTAAGTTGTACTTCAATCTGTTCGTAGTTTCAAAATCGATCTTTTTGTATTGATCCACTACAGTAGAAATAAGTACTTCTGCCTTTGATTCTGTTAATTTCTTGCTAGTAACTAATGTATTATACAAGTTGTACTCTTTACCAAGGTCAGTATTGGTAAAGTACTTTTTCAATATTTTTACCGCTTTGGAATCCTTGTTCTCCAAAAGATCAGCTGTAGTTTGTCTAACAAGTAATTCAAAAAGAATTCCAGTGTTGCGATATTTAGAATGTTTTACTGCCATAGTGTTTGTAAATCGGCTACCAATAAATATGTTATTATTTTTCTGAGTCTTCTATAATGTTACTTTCGTCCAGGGTAGTGGATTCGAATAAATTTACCTTTCTGTCAGGGAACATTTTCTTTAAAGCTCCTTTGTATTGGTTGAACAAAGCTTTGGTATGAGCCGTGCCTTCCATATTCAATGGTCCGCCCTTAAATTTAGGTTTGAAACTGTCTTCTCCGGTCTCTGCATTTGCTTTAAGATCGTAAGATCCCAATCTGTCGCGGCCAAATGGAGAATCGTCAGTAGCGTAAGTAGATTTGTACTTCTGAGGTCTTCCAGGAACTTTTGTTGGTCTGTTTGGATCCAATTCGTCGTATCCTGAAGGTACGTCTAGGCTACCATCTTGTTTACCACCGTACAAACTAGCCAATTGGTGAGGCGTACCGAACGCTTGGCCTGTTTCAACAGGGTCGTTTCCTTCCTCTTGAATTTGTTTGTATCTAAACTTGCGTTTTTGGTCCTCGATGATCATGTCTTCCATTTCACCAAACTCATCTTCAGAGATATGGAATACGTTCTTCCAGATATAGTCTCTTGGTAAGCTCGCAGCTTCAGAAGCTTGGTTAATTAAGTCGACTTTCTCCTTCAACATAGACAATCTTTCTTGTTCGTATATGATAGAAGGTCCAGTCAAGCTCAATTGGAAGTTCGCCATTGATTCGTCTTCGTAGCCGTTAGCGTACAAGTGAACTAATGCGATCTTCTTAAGCTCAGATACTATAATTCTTTGGATTCTTTCGATCGTTCTAGCAAAACGAATATCTTCAGCCGCTAAAGTTGCTTTACCGGTTAAGTCCTTTTCGTATCCCATGAACGCTTTAGGAATCTTTAACGCAGCAAATACTTTTTCTCTGAAGTATTGTACGTCTTCGATACCGTTGTAAGTCAAACCAGGGATTGTATCGATTCTTGTAGTGTCTCCGTTACCTCTGAATGGAATAAAGTAGTCTTCTAACATGTTTTGTACGTTGTACATCATGTTGTATTGACCTGTAGAAGGGTCCACTAATGGAGTCTTCTTCATTTTGTTCATCATTCTTTGAACGTAGTTCTCAACTTCAGCAGGAGGAATGGCGCCAACGTTAACGTAGTACGCTCTTTTGTCCGGAGCCCTTACGATTCTGTGGATAAGCATTGCATCCTCGATCAAAGTGTATTGTTTGAATAGCTTTCTTGCGTTTTCTAAGTAAGACTTTCCATAAGGTAAGTAGTTTACGTCTCCGGTAAATCTAAAGTGAGCCATTTCGTAGTTATCGAACCAAATTCCTGGATCTTGATTGTTGTAAGCCGAAGTGTAACCAGTGGTTGCACCTAAAGCTGCGTTAGGATCGAATTTGAATCTTACCTCGTTTGGATTGTGAGGATTAAAACCTTCCTGCCTAACGATATTGTAAGCCGAGAATGGAACAACGTTGTAAATACCGAAGTTCTCAGAGATTTCCATCTTTAAATAGAAGTCACCGTACTTACACATGTTTCTAACCCAACCCCAAAGATTGAATTCTATGTTTAATACTGAGTAGAATAATTGCTCAAGTAAGTTTTGTATGTTTTCGTCAGCCGAAGTGATGTGTAATAGAGTTCCGTATTCGTCTTTTAGCGTACATTCGTCTGCAATAATATCCAAAGCAGATGAAATAATAGCGTCTGTGTCCATGGCATCGTAATCCGCGTATATTTGTACACGAGCGGATTGATAGTTCTGCGCCAAGTTTAGATTAACGCCGTAAGCAGTAGACGTAGTGTATACTTTGTGGAATCTATCGATTAAAGAGTTAGTTTGGATAACACCGTTCGCTTGGATATTATCAGTATCCATTACGGTAATACCGCCTCCTTTGGTTCCTGTGTTTCTAATAATCACATCGGTGGAGAATAGTCTCCTAAGCGATGCGAATAGATTGTCTTTTTGTACTTCTGCCATAATATTTTTTTAATCTATCCTAATAACCAGGTTAAATCTTGTGAATAATCTCCTCCAGGTGCTGATATGTTCATCTGCCATGGATTTTGAGCGTTAGACACGTTAGAATTGTAGAATCCTTGCTCCGCAGAGCTCTTACCTATATTGTTCATAACAGATACCGTTAGGCTATCTGCAGCTTTTTTGTATCTTACCGAAGTTTCTCTTAAGAACATTGCGATAGCGAAAGCCATTACCAAGTCATCGTTGTATCCCTGCATGGCCTGTTGCTTACCGTTCTTCCATATAAATACTCTCAACTCGTCCAATAGTCTTATAGATCTGAAAGTTACTTGCTTGTTTTCTACGAAATCACGCATCTTTTCAATAACGTTCAATCTTATTTTGGTCGCCATGGTGAAGCCAGGAACCAGGGTATTGTTACCATTATGAACTGTCAAATAAGTCTGGAAATCAGCACTATTATCAGCTCTGTGACTGTAGTGCATGTTATTGTATCCAGTTTCCAACACGGATTGGATTACGTCCCAACCAATATTGGCATTTTCTATCACCAAAAGTGCTCTATTGTACTTGGTGGCTATAGAAACTAGTTCGTTTGCAAAGAATCTTGTGTCTATTTGAGCCTTGTACTCTGCAACTTGTGTCAATGTATCCACGTCAATCACATGATAAGTGGAATAGTCCATCCCGTCTCCTCTGGCAACGTCGGCAACCACCATATAGTATCTCATCGGATCGGGATATTCCCACACCCATAGAGCTCTATCGAGTCCCTCTCTATTAAGAGGCTCTTTGATGCAGTTTTCTTGATACCAGTTTAAAATGTCGGGTTCAATTACGGTATTACCTGAGGTAGCAAAGTCGCAATCGCACTCTTGAGCGGCCATTCTCACACCAAGATCTATGTCCTGTTGCTTTCTCCATTCGATATCTCTTTCAGGGTGAACTGTCCAAGGTAAAGATATGGGTAAAAAACCGTTCTCTTGCTTTTGCGCTTTTGTGTAAGTGCTGTGGAACCAGTTACCAACACCATTTGGAGTGGATAACGCTATACAACCTCCCCCTGTCGCCAAGGTCATCTTAGCAGCTGTATAAATTGTTTCGATATTATCAATGAACGCGGCCTCATCTATTACTAACAGAGTCACGGCTTCAGAACGACCTGCGTCACCTGCTGCCGATACAGCTTTAATTTGAGAACCGTTGCTCAATCTAAGACTAAGTTGGTTATTGGATACTGACTTAGCGATTTTTCTCATCCAATCGGGCAAGTTATCGTAAGCGAATCGTACTTTAGTAACCATGTTCTTTGCAGTGTCCTGCTTTGTTGCGATTACAAGTACGTTCTTATCTCGTTGGAACATCATCAACCACAAAGAGTAAGCGGATATTAACGTAGAGATACCCAACTGTCTTGATTTGTTGATAACCGAGTCAGAGTGTTTTTGGAATAGTTTTAAAACCTTTTCTTGAAAAGGATAGAGATCGAACATTTGTCGACCTCTTTGAGGGTGTTGGATCATGTAGTATTTCTTCATGAAATACACAGGATCGGAAGCACACTTTATGTATTCCTCTTTAATTTTTTCCTGTATGTTTATACCTTCTGCGGCCATATTATTTGTGTGTTATGGCAAGACCAATGATGGCAGCTCCCATAACGAATTTTTCAACCTTATTCATCTTCATTTTAAAGTCTTGCTTCTTCAAATCTGTCTTTAATCCATCAACAATAATTTTATAATTCTCTTGTTGTTGAACTTGTTTAGATATAATAGATTGATAGTTGTCTTCCTTTGTTCTTAATGTTACAATGATCTTGTCTTTGTTACCAACAGTAGTTTGTAAATTAGTTATTAGACTATCTTGATTCAATACAATTGTTTTAGTTCTATCGAAATCAATCAAATCAACCACTGCAGCTTTAGCAACTGGAATAGGTAATTGAATTGTGTCTTTTGTTGGAGTTTTGTATTGCTCTTTGTAGCGATCAACGAAGAAACTGTCCACTTGATGAGGATGGTAAGCTTTCGCGGCTTCTAATTTTGAATTATCTGCTTTTAAGTTTTGAATCTTTGCAGTCAAAAAATTTGCGTTGTTACTCAATACTAAATTTTGGTTCTCAACTACAGTAATTGTTGATTCTAGACTGTCGTTTTGCTTTTCAATGCCTTTTATTTCTGAAGCTAAAGAATCGATTTTGTTTTCGTAAGCCTTAGTGTTAAAGCGTTTACCAGATCCAAAAAAGTTAAATACCAAAAATATAGCAGTTGCCGCCACGATCACGGTAATTATGGTTTTTTTCATAAAAAATTGTTTATTATAAATATGCAGATGCTATTTTAGACAAATATAACCCGGTCTTGTGACAGGGCGCAATTTATCTTTTATGTGTAGTAAACTATTTTGTTAATATGAATCCTAACTTGCTACTAGTTGGATTTAGAGTACTTAAACTAGGAATATCGAATTTGAATGTAGCGTTTGGATCGTTAAATGATCTGATATCGAAGCCCATACCACCTTCTTTCAAATCGAAAGTTAAGTACATTTGTTTAACTTCGGTCTTTGAAATGATTTCTTTTAAAGCTTGAACAAATTTAGGCTTTGTGTTCATTTGGTCTGCTACGTAGTAAGACAAAGGAGAGGTAATGGCTCCGTAGTATTTGCCACCTTTCTTTTTGATAGTGTCCCATTCAACGTGAGGAGTAGCTCCGCCTTTTCCAGGACTTCTTTTCATTTGGGCGAATAACGGACCAAACTTTTTGAAGAATACTGCGTCTTTTTGCTTTTCGGTTTTAGCGTTAGTCTTGTTGAATAGCTTAATCAAGTAATTGTTTATTACCTCGTCTGTTAATTGCTTTGAATCTATGCCTATAGCGCTTGCCAATGTGTTTATTGCTGGCATGTCTTTAGGAAAAGACGATGCAATTTTTAAGAATGCGTTAGGACTAGTCTCGTTAATCATTGGTAGTAACGCTTTGTATAAAGCATATTGATTTTTGTCTCCTTTGATTTGATCTACTTTAATAGCCTTAAGCAAATCTGTTAAAGATGCGCTAGCACCTTTCTCGTATTTAGAGGATATTTTGTATCCATCGATGTAAAAGTCAACAAGAGGTTCGTTTCCTTTAGGGAAAACTAGACCTTTTTTAATTCCTACCATTTTGCCCAAGAATATTGCGCCTAATACTTCTCCAAAGTCTTTACCGATTGTATTCTTGTCCTCTTTAGATATCTTATTTAATAGAGCCGTAGTATTTTTTGATAATATAACGTTTGTTTTACCACTTTTCAATTTAGGCAATCCAGATTTTGCAACTGGGGTGTTGTTAGCGGTATCGGATATAAGGCCTTTAAGAATTGGACCCAAAGCTTTATCTTTGCTAACAGCATTTGTTGATGCTCTTACCAAGCTATTTAAGTCTTTATATTCTCCTGCAATACCCAAATTTACTGGAGTTAACGCTTTAGCAGTTACGCTCTTTTTTTCTTGACCTGTCTGATTAACGATCAATACGAACTCACCCTTTTTGTAGTTCTGAGTAGGCTTAGTTATTGTTAATTTGATAGTTGGATAGCTTCCTGAAGCGGAATCTGCTGTACCCATTGGTACGTCTTTAACAGTGTAATTACCTTTTCCGATTAATTTGTCTGCGATCTTAGCAATAGATTT